ATGACAAGATAATTAAGTATCTGTAATCAGGTTTGACACAAAGTGTTATGGGAGCTTACGTTATGTACATGGCAAATAACTTAGATGAAATGATCAGTCTCGCTGGTATGTCAAAGAAGGCTGTTGCTGAAGAGAAAGGCGTGACACCAGAAACTGTGTCGCGCCACATTCACTCCAAAATTTCAATGACAATGCAAGATGTTGATGATTATGCGCGCATTTTAAAATGCTTGCCGCATGAAATTGCGTATACCTCGCCGCCGATACCAATTTTAGGTGTGTGGTATACTGACCCGGTTACAAAGAACATGAAGCTGATTAATCGTTTTCAGAACGATAAGACCTATTTCAAAAAAGGTATAAGGCTGCACGGTAATTATAACCAACATTGGGCAGCGATATATTGGAACTTAGACCCAAGCGTTCCATCAGCGTGGCGGCATTTTGACAGCGCTTTGACGCTGATCGAAATTAATTCAGTAGCTGAAAAACGAATTTGTCAAAATGCAATTATGAATAAATGCTATGTCATGACGAAAGCCGGGGTCATGTTGTCAGGTGTGCTGTGGCCGCAACATCACAATGCGCTCTACACCCTCACAGATGTTGTTGGTGTGCCAGAAGAAAACAGAATATTAACCGATCTAGATATTGAGTGGGCTGCTCCAGTCACTTGGCTTTTGCAACAGCGCCGCATGCAAACTATGGAAATGGTTGATTATGAATCGCCATTTATCAAAAAACATTATGACAAACTGGTCAAACCGCAATCGCCTGACCGTAAAGCTCAATACGAAAAAATTTATGAGGTAGTGATGAATGAACCTCTTGCCAACAGCAAAACAGATGGCCTTAAAATCGTAGAATAATGCGCTTCAAGCATAACGCTTGACACTGTATGTCATGAACTGATAGAACCGTTCTCAACTTTGGGAGCGGTTCTTTGTCATTTAAAAACTTTTCTAAGCCACAAAAGCAAGACTTTGTCAGGCAATCAGCCCGGCACTCTTACTATCATCACAGCCAGCCAAACAAGCCTGACGGCTTTACGTTCTATGACAAAGCTGTTGTCAGACCAGAACGCGAGAATGCCAAGGCAGTCATCGCTGGTGAGGCCAAGGGCGATAAGGCTGAAGCCCAACGCATCCTCGACATGCATGGCGTTTACGTTGACAGCCGGGGCAAGACACAGTCAGGCGATAAGCCGCCGTTGATCAGTGGCCGGGCTGTTGAGAACTATTGCACCGATGTTGCTGTTAATGATGCAAGCCCGGCTGATGCCTTTAAAAACGCGATAAATGAGCTGCAAGGCTTTCATGGCGCTTCATGGCGTGATGCCGACAAAGACAAGCGCGAGTTAGAACACAAGACCACAGTGCGTTATAACGCTGATGGATCTGTTCCCAAAAAAGATATCATACCAACACACCATGAATTTGAGCTGGTGTGCAGCAATGCATTAGATGGCTTGCGCGAGGCGTTTGCCGGCGCCAACCGCATCACCGGGCAAAAAGAGCTGACCGGCAAGTTTGACGATGTGCAGCTACCCTATAAAGGTTACGGCGATTTTCAAGAAGGCGGCGTTGAGCTGAAAACCAAATGGGATCGGGGCGCTGGCACAGACAAGCCATCAGCCGGGAGCCTTCCAAAAGAAATACCATTTAACAATTTAATGCAGATCGCCGGCTATTGGCACATCACCGATATCTGGCCGCAAATCGTCTACGCCAACAGGCTAGGCTATCGCGTCTTTAAACCAACGCTAGACCAATTGCATGCCGGGGTTGCCGCCATCAGGGAAGCGTGTGTGCGCCGTGAACGCCTACTCGCTGCCGCCAACACCACCGAAGAGCTGTTGCAGCTCTGTGACCCGCAATGGGATCACATGTTTGTGTGGCGTGATCTGCCCCCGGAAATCCTAGACCGCGCTCAAAAGATTTGGAGATCGTAATGCTTAAAATTTTTACACGCAAAAGACTAACCGAATCAGAAATCGAACTACGCCGCATCCGGCACATTCTTGAGCAAATGCAAAACGATGCTATCGCGCGTGGCGTGTTGCTCAACGCTATCAACTCAACCCTAAAGGAAAGTGATGATGATGATACAAGATCTGTTTGACATTGAGCCGCCGCATCAGGCTCACAGCCCCACTAGCAGCGCGTCAGCCGCTAAGATCAAGCCCAAGTTCGGCAAGAACATGGTCAAGGTGCTTGAGGCGTTACAGCGCCATGACAAGCGTGGCCTAACTGATGAAGAGGGCTGCACCGCTACTGGCATGACCGGCAACAGCTATCGCCCGGCGCGCGTCAAGTTGGAACAGCTCAACCTGATCTTTAAGACTGAGGCCACGCGGCAAACCAAGTCAGGCAGAACGGCTGCAATCTATTTGCTCACTATGCTTGGCATGATGGAGATGAGCCGATGACGCAAATGCCAGAAGCCATCGCAACGGCACTGGTTGCATTTCAAGCCAATAACGAATCAATGAATCAGGACAAGCAGGGTAACCGCTCACAATATGCATCAATCGGTTCGATGATGACGCTGGTTAAAAAAGCAGCGATTGATCACGGTCTTGGTATTTCATTCCCGGTGCGCCGCACAGAAAACAACGAATATTTTATATCGCCGGTCATTGTGCATAGCAGCGGCGTGAGCTGGTCATCACCTGATTTGGCTTGGCCCCTCATTGTCGATGACATGACGCATTGCCAAAAGCTTGGCTCCGCAATGTCATATGGGCGGCGATATCTTTTGCAAAGCATTCTTGGACTTGCTGCCGGGATCGCTGAGCTTGATGACGATGATGATGACGATGGTGAGGCAAACTTTGATTTTAAAGGCTGGGCTGATGCAGCGCTTGCCACAATTAAAACATGCAACATAGCGCAGCTTCATCAGTGGGACAAAGAGAACACTAAAATAATCAAACAGGCTGAAACCGCAGCGCCTGAGATCTACAACACTGTGGGCATTGAATACCATAAAAAATTGGAGAGTTTTAATGAGTAACAAACCAACCTTTACCAACAATAACACTCAGCTTGAGTGTATCCGGGGTCAGGCCGGGGAACCCGCAAAGCTGAAGCTGGCTTGCTGGGTCAACCCGAAAAAGTCAGACAAGTTTGATGAGCAAAAAATTGCTGCTTGCAACACAATCCGCGATCTTGTGATCAAACATGATCTGCAATTTAATGTAAAATTTACCCAGCGCGTTGATGATGATTACAACAACGACAAGCTTCTTGGTTCTGTCAATATTTTTGCCAACAAGCCTTACGAGGAGCGGCAAGACAATGATGTGCCGTTTGAACCATCAGGCGGTGGGTTCGGTGGGGGCTTTGGCAATGGATAGGCACCCCGGCCCTGCATTGCTTGCTGTTCGCGATGCAGCCACTGCGCTGTTTGGCAGATGGACACCCGGCACAAGGGATGCAACCTATCGCCTGTTAAAGAAAGGCACATTGGCTAGCGTCCGTGATGGCCGCAAGTGGTGGATACCCGCCGAAGAGATTGATCGCATTCGTAGCATGAAGGGAGCTGATGATGGGCAGGACATGGACAAAGAAGCAGCGCGCTGAACAATCAAGAAAGATCAAAGCCGCGTGGGCTGCAAAAAGAAAAGCAGCCCGGCCTTGGTGGCGTAAGCTGCTTGGATTGTAGAGAGGGGGGCAAGCGCCCCCTTTTTTATATGCCCATTGCGGCGGCTGTCGCGCTAGTCACTTGCTTTTGCTTTTCCACATTCCTCACATAGTGACCATACTGCCGGTAAGTAAACGCGCTGTTAGCGTGACCCATCAATGCAGCCACCTCGCCCCAGTCCTCACCCAGTGAGCTGATCTGGACGCTGGCAAAGAAATGTCTAAAGTCACCCCACAACATCACTGGCACACCGGCACGATCACACACACGCTTTAAGATCTGTGGGAATACTTTCTTGAGCTGGACAGACCCGGCGTTGTTAGCAAAAACCCAATCGCCATCGCTAGAAAACTTAGATGCAACTCTAAGCTCACGCAGCACAGATATGACAGCTTCCGGCACTGGCACACCGCGTCTGCCGCGCTTTGTTTTTGTGTCACCAATCTTTGCAACATTGCCATGCTTCACTGCACGATCAATCTTTATTCTGCAATCCTCAAAGTTGACATTGCTCCAAGGCAACGCGCGCAGCTCACCCTGACGCATGCCAGTGGATATAGCAGTGAGAACCATTGCCTTGTGCAACAAGCTCTCATCGTCCAGCGCTGCAACAACAGACTGCACAATCTCTGGCTGGATGCGCGGTGCGCGGTCAGACACTTCAGATGACATGCCAAGCGACAGCTTGTCCAGTGGGTTGACCATGCCCCAACCTTTGGTAACTGCAAAATTCAAAAACATCTTTAGAAACTTTACGCGCTTCTCAGCGGTTGCTTTTGATTTGCCTTCAGCCTTGATGCCATTCATTAAAGACCGGCCAACCTCATCACGATTTTGCTGTTGCATTAAAGCGTTGATGTCGTGTCTCGCAATCGCCTTGCCATCAAGTTTGATAGTCAGGCAAAACTCAACAGACCTCTTCAAATCGTCAAAATAAGTTTCGCTAATATCACCATCATCCTTGCGATGTGATTGCCCTACGATGAACACATCGAAGCCAGCTTGTGCTGTTGTGATTTTGATTGGGGCAACAATCAATCCATTGTTAAATGCATACCTAGCATCTTCACTAGCGTCATATGCCTCATCCTCTGAATCATAGGAACCAGCGTTAACACTTTTACCGATTGGCCTTCCATCGAATGTCCAAACGCCCGGCCTGTTATGCCTCTCAAACACATTTAATTTTTTAACTTTTTTAGACATTTCACGCTCCCTTTGTTGCCATCTCAAGAATCAGTTATGACACATGATGTCAAGCATTGCAACAAAAGCGTTGCCAAAAGTGTTGCCAAACGCAAAAAAAGCCCCCGGCCAGTTAAGGCCGAGGGCTGGTAAACTATTGGTTTAATTCTATAAAAAGGCTGGCATCCCGTAGGGGATTCGAACCCCTGTTGCCGCCGTGAAAGGGCGATATTTAGGGGTGTTGGGGTCTATTTTCTTAGGTTTTGCGCCACATGAAAGGCGGTTTATACGCTGCTTACTTCAGCAAAAGCGTTGCCAAAGCGTTGCCAATTATGCGTATGACTTCTTCGTCTTTTTCTTTTCCGCAAAGCCACCAGTCTTGCTGCTCATTTTGCTATAAGTTTTCGGGTCAACTGTGCTGTCTTTTTTTGACCGGCTGGTGCCAGCGGCTTTACGTTTATTCATGTTTGCATAGAGGCTCATCGTTCTTCCTTTCTAACAATCCCATTTGCGTAATGCTTTGTTGATCCGACTATTAGGATCTCGCGCCGTCTTGGCGCTGGTTAGTTTCTTTTTCATGCCGGACATGCGACTGCAAAAACTTTTGCGGCGTGAAGCAGCTTTGTCAGACTTTGCTGCCATCTTGCTACTGACCGGCGGCTTTAAGTTATGGCCTTGCGCTTTCGCTGATTTGCGCCCCGCTGCATTCAGTCCACCAGATTCGGACTTACCTTC